AACTTGTAAGTATCAACGCCGAGAGCCTTCTGAGTACGAACCTGACCAACGTAATAGCTCTTACCTTCGGTTAGGATCGGAGATAGGGTCAATGCAGAGGTGCCAGAAGCAACCCATGCGTTCGGGTTACCGTATGCCTGTCCTTCAACAGTGATACGGAGTTCAGGAATAGAACCGTCCTTCTTAGCGATGATGATGTAATCCTGGTCGGTCTGGATACCGTCCTTGCCAACAACCTTCAAGCCGTTAGCGCTGAATGCCCAACCGTCCTTGAGACCGGTACCAGAGATAGCTGTGATAGGTTCAAATCCCTTGCCAGATACGTCAGTCAATGTGACAGAAGCAGCAGCAGCAGAGATGTTTGTTGCGTTCACAACCGGAAGGTTTGCTTCGTTAATCACTGCGGCACCAGCATACTGACCAAGATATGCGTCAGCATAGATCTTGCGCTGAATGTCATCAGGAATGAAGTTTGCCAAACCACCGTTAGCAATCTTACCAGCAACAGTCGGCTTCACGAATGCAACCTTAGTACCAGCAACCTTGGCTTCGTCAAGAGCCATAGAAGCTTCAGAAAGGGTTGCGAAATTAGCAGAACCAACAACTGCCTGAGCTGCGTTGAACACGGTCTTGTCAATAGCAGCCTTGTCCAAGCTCTGAGCCAAAAGAACTGCCTTAGGCTTTACGATTTCCTTCTTGAAATCTTCAATGTCTGTCAACTTGTTCCAAGCGTTCACTTCAAACGAAGTGTTCTTGTTTTCAAGAGTGACAGGAACTTCAACTTCAACGAGAGAATCAGGATCAGCGTCTAGGCCGTCCACAACCTTACCCGGATCCGGGATGTATACCTTGTATGTACGTCCATATTTCTTGCCTTCCAACTGACCCTGAGTCATGTAGGAAGTAGCTTCCTTAAGATACGGACACTTGTCTGCTACTTCAGTAGCAATCATTTTCACCTTTTCGGTGTTAGAAAAAGAATTAGCCATTTTGAATTACCTTTATAATGATGGGTTATCGTCTTAGGAACTCACGCATCGCTTCCTTATCATGGAAGATATCGCGAGGAGGAGCTCCGGTTGTCTTGCCAGGCTGACCAACGACTGCTGGTTTTACTGGCGGTGTTTGAGTCTGCACTGCAGTTGGTGCTGCGGGAGCAGGTGCAGGCTGTGCTGCAAGCTTTGCTTCCATTTCACGGATCTTAAACTGTCGAGCGATAGGAGTGACACCTTCAGCGAACAAAGCATCTACTGCATTGATGTCCGTTGCGAGATGATACATCAACTTAGGACCCATAGGAGACAACATGATGTATTGGCACAAGTCTGAATCCTGTTCAAGCACATCGCCAAGCCCATCCTTCAAAGCTGCGTCAACTGCTTGCTGGTATTCCATACGAGACTGTTCGTCAGGATAGAGTTTAGCAACGTTGTCCGTAACTCTTGTCTTATACTGATTTTCAATTTCTGACTGCTTCTTATCTTCCTCTTCCTGTTTCTGATAGTCTTCAAGTTTCTGTGCAAGAATTGCCTGAACCTTATCGTCAACAAGATGATTGATGAAGTCGTCGTCTGTTTCAAAATCAGCACGAGTCTTCGGTGCGTATTTCTCTGGGTGTTCTAGCTTATCAAATCTAGCTTCCCATGCCTTCTGCATTTCTGCAATCTGGCGCTCGTACTTAGCCTTCTGTTTGCCCAGTTGTTTCTTGAACGAATACTGAGCCCTTTCAAGGTCCGTGTACTGCGGTTTTTCCGGTTGAACCCCTTTATTTTCAACCACATCATTTGGCTTTTCTACTGGGGCAACAGTTTCAGCGGCTGGAGCCTGTTCGACGGGAGCTGAATCCTGAGGAGCTGCTGAATTCTCCACAGTTTCAACTGTTTCAATCTGTTCTTGATCTTCCATAGGGAATTTAATCCTTACTGCGGCGAATTAAAAATACTTAGGTAGCGCCGTTCCACCTAGAGTATTTATTACGCATCTATTGCATAAATCTTGACTGTCTATAATTTCTTTCCTTGATATACTTCCTTTCAATGATTGGACCGCAATATGTCAATGCAAATGCGTCCGCAATGTCAGGTGAACGTCCAAGTACCATCTTAATATCTGCTTTTGGGATGAGTTTTATCTTATTGCTGTCTGAAAGGATATACTTCGTTGCGTTCAGTTCGTGTATCAACTCGTCAGTGAGTCCAACCATTCCCATATCTTCAATAGCACGTTTAGCGTTAACATACATTTCTGCTCTCTGGTTAAGGTATACATGTTCTGTCGCAGCACCACCGAATGGAACAGTCTGTGCTGGCAGTCCATATTCAATTAGACGGTTACACAAATCAAGGCCATACGCTTCATCTATATAGATCATTGAAAGATCGTCTTTACCAAGCTCAACAGTAATACCCTTGATGATACTGCATAGTTCAGACGCTGTTGCTGTCTTTCGTTGAATGATCTTGACGATTTCATTTTCACGACGGACAACAATACAGTTCATATCGTTGCCCAATCCAGAACAGTCAACGCCGATGTTGTATCCTTTACGAATACTCTTCTTTGTAAGATGAGCCTTGATTAGCATGTCAAGCGTAAACAGAACGCCATCAGTTGAGTCATCTGCCTCTTCGCCATAGAACTCACGCTTCCATGTATTCTCATCAAGACAGGTTTTTCTCATTAACTCGATTTCTTCAGCAGTAATGCGAAGGTTATCTGATGTCTTTGCTGTGATGATAGGAATGTTCTGCTTTTTGACGAATTCAGTCAACCAGTTCTGAGAACGAGGAGTTGACATCATTCTGATTACTGGCTGTCTTCCACAGTCACGCATACAGAACGCCAATACGGCAAAGATATCTGAAGGAGCAAGTGCAGCCTCATCAAGGATTGCTAATGAGATAGATGTATAACCACGGATTGACTCCAATGACTCATAGGAGCCGAGGTATATGACACCGTTCTTGTAGACAATCTTGTTTGATGTCTGGTTCCACTTGTACTGTCCTGGAATGATTTCATTGAGTCGTGCAATGATCTCAGGCACTAGCACTTCTCGAATTGCTTGCGATGTCTGACCCATACAGATTACTCGTCTGCCTTGTATCAAAGCAAGCGCAGCCATCAACGCAGCAACGAACGATTTTCCTGAACCACGACCACAGCGCGCGTAAAGGATTGGTTCTTTGCTGACGAGCAGTTTCTTCTGATGGGGAAACAACTTATAATGAAGTTCCATCGGTAGCCTCGTAATCGTCGATGACAATCTTTATTTCATTGTCAGCCTTGACATCTGCGTCAATTTGCTGTTCAGTGCGTTCAGACCATTCATCTTTATAGCGACGTTTGAGAACTTCCAAATGATTGAGCTTGCCTTCACGGAAATAATGTGATGCAATGTAATCCTCAATCTTGGTCTTCATCATAACGAGCCAGTCACACATATCGTCAAGCAATTCCCTTGTTTCTTCAGCGATAGTTTGAGTATCGCTTTGAAATGAACGATGGGACCACAAACGATAAGGGTTCTGCTTGCTTCTCAAATTAGCCGGAAGATAGTCTTGAATACCAGCCATAAAGTTGGCAACAGATCCATAAGATGGAGGTGTGTTGCTCTCGTGGCGTCCACGGCCAAATCCTTGGCTATTGAGAATACGATATGTGATGCCGGCTTCGTTAAGTCCTTCATCATCAATGTCAAATGAATTAGACAAAGCCCTAGTTGAAGTGATGAGTGAAAAATCTGGACCTTTCATATTGTCCAGCAAATATCTCATCTGCTTCTGTCTCAACTTACAGTTCTGCTGAAGATTAAAGCCGTTTATCCTTTTATGGGACTCGCTCATTTTCGGTGCGCCTGCCATTAGTTGTATCCTCCTCCGAACATGTTGAGTCTGTTTTCCATGCGGCAAACAATGAGGGTCAACTTATCAACTGCTTCAGTTAGTTTCTTTACTTCGTCTTTGATACCAGTTTCAACAGTGAACTCAACCGCCTTTGGTTCGTCCACTGGTGTAACTAATGGTAGGTTTGTTTCTTCAACTTTTTTCTTTCTTGCCATGATGTCCTCCGTCGGGATACGCCCGATCCGTTTTTTGTTATTTAATCAACCCATTCGTAGGTTGCTCCTGAGACTGCGTATACCGCAGATATCTGATTATTAGTTTTCCAACGATTAGGTAGAATATAGTGAGCACTTCCTATTGCGGTGAATGTATGGTTGTAGCCTGTGCCAATTAGTTCAACATTGCGATAATCCATAACACAATCGTTCCAGAACGGCATCCAATAGCTCGTCGGAAGTGGAATATTATTTGATGACAATGTCATAGTTCCGCTGTATGTTGCACTTACGCCAGCTGCACCCCATGAAGACATGTTACGAAGTAAGAATGCATAAATGTCAGCGTTTTCACAGAGAGCAGTGAATGCAATGTCATACATATAGTTACTATCAGGACGTATTATTGTTCCTGGATAGAGCTTTAACTTCAATCCTGATATAGTCCAGCCGCCCCATCCATTAATGTCATATCCAGTATGGTCATCAAGCAAAATGTTATTTGATGAAAGGCTCTCATAAGTAAATTCAATTTTTCCAACACCACTTGCTGATACATTATTCAATGTGCAGTAAACAAGCGCGCTAACGTTTTCAAGATTCTTGTTTGTTAATGAGCATCTTGAATAAGATATCTTATCATATTCAACAGCCGAGTTGAATGATGGGTTAACAGCCGATATAACCTCCAATGCGCTAGTCTTAACATCATTGACTGTTTGAGGGCTATGTAATGACACCGTCTTTGCCGAAATACCGCTTACATCACTAGCATTAATAGTTATAGAACCTGATGTTTTAGTTCCGTCGAAGGTAATATCTCTAACTGTTGTTGCTCCAATGCCAACAGTCGCAGCTCTAATGCCACTAGCGGTGTAATTTGCATGTCCAGCAAAGTTATTTGCTTTAATATCATAAATGTTATTTGCTGACAGATTCTGTATCTGCGTTGCTGACATACCTGAAACAATATCAAATTGTCCAGCACTTGGATGAATTACAATACTTCTGTTAGTTGTAATGTCAAAAGCAGATGAACCGCTAAGTCTCAATATAGGTCCGCTGCCGGAAGCAGTAATATGCAAACCGTTGATGTATGATGCCTTGGCTGAAAGTGTAGCATTGTTAAATGAACTTATTCCAATGTTAACATTTTCAATCTTATTAGCAAAAATTGTTCCTGCGATTGTTCCTGCACCAGTAGTATATAATGCACTGTTTATAGTAACATCCTTAAGCTCATTTCCGTCTAACTGGAACGAACCTGAATATGAAGGATGAATGAATTCATTAAAATATACATCATTTAAGTTACTTGATGATACGCAACCAACATAGCATTTTCCATAGCCGCTAACATGGTTTAAACTCATGTTAACATAGTTTGCGCTTAATACGCCACTTGCCTCAACATTGTTGACTGCAGTTACATTTCTTAAAGACAAGTTCTTACTTATTTTAACATCATTAACCTCAGGTATATATTCTAGCTTAGCAGATGCAGCAGATAATCCGCTTACAGATTTGACTTGATTAAAGTTTGCCGAGCCAATCACTGTAATGTTATTTACATCGCTACTTATTGCATTTAATGTCAAATTACGGCCAGCTGTTATGTTGTCTATATTCTTAAATCCATTTAATGACAAATCATATGCAGCAGACACATCTTTTGCTGTCGTGTATCCAGCATCTCCAACGCCTGTAATGAAATTTGCATTGATGTCTTCAAATTGTTTTAAGTTATTCATTATAACTTCGGCTGCAGTAATTCCCTTTGCAGATGTATCAGACACAAATACGTTTGCTGACCATGCTGTATTAGTTTGTGCTGCGTTCTGTGTAAGGAATGTTGCAGCAGGAATGTACCAATTCTCAAACAAACGAGTCTTAACTGAAGGCGTTCCGTATTCTTCGTCAAGATGGTTCAAACCCATTGCAGTGTTTGACAAATTAGGTGCATACACATTCTTGACTGCTGTGTAGTTAGAAGCGTTAATCATGCCAAGGAACGATCCTGCACGCGGTGCACGGATCTTATGAATGACTGATGTACCACCAGCATTTCCGTGGTTAGTCAAGTCAGGCATTGAAGGCACGCCATAATTATTAGCGAATTTAACACCGATAAAGAAATGATTCTGGTTCTTCGGATAGACAACGCCATACACATCTGAATATGCGCGAGTTTTAGTACCAGAGTATTCTGTCGGTATCTTCGGCGATGTACTTGTGACTGTTGTAGGAGTTCCTGTTTTATGAACAACCTGTGCTGGCTTGTTGTAAGACTTAATCTTAACATCACCATCAATCATCGCAGTTGACAATCCCCAACCAGCAGATGCACCAGAAATCGCAGCTCTAGCTACAGAACCTTGATTGAACCAAGCATTACCAGAAGTAGTGTAAGTAATAGGTATAGTGAAGCCTTCATATGCATAGTTAGGATTAGTCTGCTCAATAATCAAGTCATAATCATTGTATAGATCTGCTGAGTTCGCAATCCACTTAACTGGCAAGCCGTTGTGCAGCACGAAGCCGTCATTGTATTGCAGATATGCATTTTCTTCTGCCATGTTATCTCCTATGAAAGATTAAGCGTATATGTTGCGCTGTTTGTTATATTGAAAGTTGCAGATCCGAGAAATCGTTCAAAGTTAGGACCAGTGCGACCCCATGCAGCAGCAGTAACTGTTCCAGTTGGCTGATAATACTGCTGAGTAGTCCAAGCAATGTTTCGCCAACCCTGAGGCTGAGTTCCGCTGAACATAAATCTTGCAGAGTTGCAGTAGAATGCAGTACCCTGTGTGCCACCACCTTCACGGCAAATCGCACTCATTTCTGAACTGTTGATAGGATGCCATGAACCGTTGTAGTACTGACCTGCATAACAGTCATCAGGGAAGTCGGCACGTAGCCCATTGAGCCACATACCGTCAAATGTAAGGTTGTCTTGCTGGTTCCAGCCAATCTCAAATCTTACTGCTGAATACTGCTGAATTGGATCCTCAACAGGCCAGATCCTGTTCCCTCGGTTATAGAGGGAGACAGGGCGTCCAGATACATAGACGCCCTTGATGAGATGGCCAAGGTTATAAATTCCTGCCATAATCTTCTCCTTAATTAGAACCAGTTACCACATAGATGATATTCCATTCATCACCGATGTCAGCACTTGAACCAACGCAACGGATCTTCATGTTATCCATTGTTTCCGATTCAGTGCAGTAGTTGTCGCCAGCTGCAGGATAACGAGGTTCATCATCTAGATAGTTGCTGTCAGCATCATAATGGATTCTTACGCCATAGCCATAAGGCAATGTTGCGGTTCCATTACCAGCTGAATACTCAATATCGTTCTGTGACCAGTTGATGAAGTTGAATGTCCAGTCGTGGTCCATCGGAGGATAGCCAGAACCAGGCAATAGGTAGCTGATGTTATCATCATCTGTGATAGTTCTTGTATAGTAACCTGCGAATGCAGATGCATCCTTCGGTATCAAAGCACTCTGTGGAAGCCACTGAACGGATCCCATGTAGTTGGTTGTCAAGATACCACTGTTAACTGTTGCTGTCGGAGCAAGGAGACCAACATCTGCTGAACCAACTTGAACGCGGATCCTATCAGGTGTGCCTTGATTAACTTGACGAATGAAATCCAAATCACCAGTACCTGAAGAGCTTCCACCAGGTGTGCTGTTGT